CCCGCCCCCACGTTTTCGACCCGGGCTAAAGGTAGCAACAGGGAGGTTCAGTAACCTCATCTCATCAGCCAGCGGCTGACCCGAAGCTTTCGCCTCAATCAGCATCAGCTCTGGTTCCCAATACTCGTACTCCTCCTGAGCAATGGCCTTTAACTCAGGAAAATTCCACCGCCCCTTCTTGGCATCCATCAATATAAGGTGCTGGTCACCATTACCATATGGCTGGAATACTCCCCAAGTTGTAATTGCAGAGTAGTCAGCGGTTTCTTTTTTACTATAGGCAGTATCATATGACTGGATGACGTAGTCCAAATCAGGAATATCATCGTGCTCCCACACCTTCCACCACTCCCGCTTGACCATAGCGGTCTCTTCTGAAGTGGGATTCTGCTGCCACTGAGCATTCCACTTGCCCAAGGACAATGAGGCTTTTACCTTCAGTAACTCGTCTTTTTGCCAAAATTCAGGCCATAATGGTTCCCCCGAAGGCAAAATGGCAGGGAATTCTACAACTTCCCACTGATCAGCCATGATATCTTTTTGCTGGGCTTGCAGTAACCTCCCCGTAATATCCTTCTTTGACCACCGAGTCTGGACAATAATAATGGTTCCCCCCGGCTGCAAACGCTGTCGAGGACCCGAAGTGTACCACTCGTACGCATTATCGTACGCTGTCGAGGATAAAGCATCTTGTTCCGAGTGCGGATCGTCAATGATCAGCAAATCGGCACCACGACCAGTCATTGCAGCGCCCACCCCGGCTGCAAAATATTCCCCACCAGCGCTAGTCTCCCAACGACCTGCCGCTTGGCTGTCCGGTTTTAGGTCAGTGTTTGGAAAGATTTCCCGATATACGGGGTCAGCAATCAAATCACGAACCTTTCTACCAAAGCGTACAGCAAGTTCAGTATTCATTGTAGCTTGAATAATTTTTAATTTTGGATTTCGGCCCAAGAACCACGAGGGCATGAGGAATGATGCAAATTCTGATTTGGAATGTCGGGGTGGCATATTTACGATTAGCCTTTTTAACTCCCCCCGGGCAATCTTCTCGAGCTTCTCTGCAATAATTCTATGATGGGTCCCCTCTATGAAACCCTCATAGACATGCTTTGCGTACGGCAAGAATTTATCTTGAGCTTCGTCGCGAGTTGACAAGCGCTTCTGGTGCTCTTCCAGTAACAGGATTTCCTTGAGGACTTCCTCTGGGAGCAGTTCTAGGTTCGATGCTTCGTTCATGCCCGAATGATAATACCTTCCAATGAAATTATCAACCCAACGAGACGAGACGATACAGTCAACCCCTACCGCCAAATATAGGGGGTGGGGGGTCAAATAAAACCGGTCTCGATTGCCAAACAGACCTAGTTACCCCAGCCCTATCGCAGGCCGTGGAACAAACCATGCAAACCATGAACAAGAAAGATGCATTTTTTTATCAAAACCAGCGATTTTATCGGTTTTAGGGCTTGTGATATAAGATAATCTGTGATCATATAATGTTAACGAAACAAACAACGAAGGGGAATTCGTTATGACACTTAGAAACCAAATTATCGAGCAGCTAGGCGGACGCCTGTTCACCGCAACATTCACCAAGGCCGACGGTTCTATCCGCAAGGCGTATGGTCAAGTCATCGCCGACGGTCGCTTGACCGACGACCATCCTAACGTGATCACGTTTATCGATTACTCGATCGCCAAGGAAACGTTCGACGCCGCGGGCAAGCCAGCTAACGTTCGCCGTATGAAGCTTGAGGCCGGTACGATGTACACAATCAAGTCTGGCAAAACTATCATTTCAAACGAAGCATAGGAGGCTATCATGGCTATCACTCGCATCCACGTTAACCAGCATCACATCCGCGAAAACGCCAAGACTGGCGATCGCAAGCCGGTGTTCACTATCAAGAAGGGCAGCACCAATACCTATGCCAATGAAGTCGAGGTCGAAGGCCGTATCCGCCTCATATACAGCCCAGACAAGCCGCTGTCATGCGGTGCCAAGGTCTGGATCGAGGTGCTCGATGAACACGGTATTGTCATCGCCAAGAACGCGGTGGCATTCAAAGACCTGTAGACATAGGGGCTCCGGCCCCTACCGTCCGGCAGTGTGTGCTGCCGCTGATGAGGCCAAGAGGCCGAAACGGTAAACCAAATAGAAGGGGACTACACTATGAGACACGCATTCGTTGCACATAGAAGAACGGTCGCCAAGCGTATGACATACGTTTGGGGCATGATGATCATCGCCACCGCTACCATTGGACTGGCGGGCTATCAGTGCCTGTTTATCGATGACATGTTCGCCATCGTCACCGGCATCGGTATGATATCAATCGGCAGTGTCGGCCTGTTTTGGTCGATCCTTGGCTGTTTGTTTAACATTCAAGATATGAATAGGGGCTAGCTATGGCGATACCATACGACACCCGATCAATGCCTTTCGATGAATTCATGAAAGAGTGCGACAAGTGCTGCACTCGTAGGTTTGGATTAGGCATCGAAGACATGCCCGACGCTAATTGGCGGGACTATCACGAGGATGGCTTGTCGCCTTATTGGGCGGTCAAGACTGCCGATGAAAACTATTGGCGGGTCGAAAGCGGCTGTTTTTAACAACCAAGGATCGAGGGTCGCGGCTCTCGATCCTTTCGCTTGCGGGCGTTCTTTTATATGACAGGACGCAGGCCGCAGCGGGTCGCAGGACGCAGGCTATAAAGGGGGGGGGGGAGGAGTCGTCGCAGCCCGCAGATTTTAGGGCTTGCGGTATCTTATAAAATCTGATACGATCTTATGAATTAATTATGGAAAGGGGAAAAATCCATGAAACCACAGAACTCAATCATATATCGCGGGCCGTCCATGATAGACGGGTCGCCCATTGTCGTCGTCGCTATAACCAAAAGCAGTAATTCTAAAACCGGAAATATGGTGCAGACATATATCTTGTGTGATAACGGCCTTGACCCAATGCTAAATAACAAGCTTGGCAACGACTATTCAATCTGTGGCAACTGCAAGCATAGGGGCGAAGCGCAAGACATAGACGCGCCGGGCAAGCATGCCAAAGGCCGGACATGCTACGTTGCATTATTCCAAGGCGTTTTAAATGTCTGGAAGCAGGTTCAGAAAAACGCCTATCCAACGGCGCAAGGTCATGAAGCAATAGCCAAGCTTGGCGCGGGTCGCATGGTTAGAATAGGTACATATGGCGACGGCGCAGCAGTTCCAAGCTATATTTTTAAAAGCCTATTGAGCGAGGCCGACGGTCATACAGGCTACAGCCACCAAGATGACATTTTAGACGTTGACCCGAACCTGTACATGATCAGCGCAGATACGGCAGCGCAGGCTATCCAAGCTTGGAAGAACGGCAAGCGCACATTTCGCGTATTGGATAGCGTCAATGACCTAATCAAAGGGTCAGAGGTTCTATGCCCAGCCAGCAAAGAAGCAGGACGGCGGGCAACGTGCGATACATGCAAGCTATGCGCGGGGTCAACCGTCAAAGCTAAATCAATTGCAATCGTTCAACACTAGGGTTTCCCCTGATACCCTGCCATCCTATCGGATGGCAGGGTATTTTCTTTGTACCTATATCATATGATCGAGGGCGCAGGTCGCAGGTCGCAGCATCGAGGACGCAGGTCGCAGGTCATCGAGCCTCGAACCACGACTCTAGGGCGCAGGCGCGCAGCGCCAAGGGCGCAGAACGCAGGTCACCACACCATAAAGCCGCAGAACGCAGGTCATCGATCCTCGAACCTTGCAACTCGACCGCAAAACCGCCGTCAAATAAATATACATCACCCTCAGAGGGGCAGTGTAATAGGAAAAAACTTACACCTTTACACCGCGTATGCGAGAGATGCCATGCAATCTGTGACTTTGAGATAGAGACCTTTCGATTTTTAATTATTTTTAACTCACACCAGATCGGCACACCATCCATGCACAAATATACGTCAGGCATCCCCTCGCTTACTCGATTTTCTACCCGCTGGAAGTGGGTCTTTTTCGGTAAATTCTGCTTCAACGATGTCCACAGTGACTGTTCTGTCTTTGGCATCTTCAACCCTCTTCATCTCAGGTTCGGGGAATGCGCTTGGGTATTGCTTCCGGATTGCTATCAGTCGGGCAGCGATATCCTCACGCGACATATTATCAAGCTGGTGGACATGCGTGGATTCGCGCCGATCGATGGTCAACCCACCAAGGCTCGAACGGATCTTCTCAGCATTGATAGCGGCAGAGAATTGACCAGCCTCTTCAGCGGATCGGGACAGTTCATCAAACCGCTTCAATTGATTGAGCAAGGTCACGCCGTATTTGCGTTCTCTGGCTTGGCGAAGTTCTTTGATCAACTCAGGCACTTCGGGAAACGATCTGCCATCAAGAAGCTTGGCGGCATGTTGAGCCGCGCTGCCTTCAGCATAGCCAGCCTTTCGAGCGCATTCAGCATTAGACCATCTGCCATCGACATAAAACTTTGCAAACTCTCGCTGCCTATTAGTCAGTCCAGCGGGTCTGCCACCCTTATTTCTTGGGGTCTCTTCATCAGTGTCCATAGTGTTTTTTTTGCCTTTCTGTTTTTTAAAACCGAAAAAATCTTCTCGCGTGGGGCAATAGCACCTGAAAAGTGTTACAACGTTACAGAAGTGTTACAGCTATAACCCTTATCCAGTAACGGTTGTAACGTTTGTAACGTTGTAACAGTGAATTTCAATTTTTTTTTTATTTTTTCGCAACCCGTAGAAAACATTATATGCCCCTGCATTTTTATCTTTGACCGTATAAGATTTATCTGATACGGTTTCTTATAAGGTCACCTAACTATATAGGTGCGAGGTTCGAGGTTCAAGGAGCAAAGACATGGAAACAAAGACTAGTCAAATAGATTATAAAGTTATTCGCCACGCGGATGTATTTCTGCTTATGCCGCAGAATGATGAGGCCAGAGATCACCTCGAAACCTACCGCTTTTCTTATGACATTTATGGTGAGGGCGACCGTGTTGAGACGCCGTTCAACCAGAATGGTGGCCTGATCATGCGCCCAGAATATCTACAGGGCTGGGTTGATTTTTTTGAGGGTGAATGGATTGTGTCCTATGAAGTCTAATCCGCGACCAGTCCATATCACCGTAGGACTACGCAAGCCGACACTAGGTGCGCGGGTCTTGCACTTGACTATTAACAATCGTGCTTGGTTGCATGATGCGATGATCAAACCGTTAAAGCGTGGAGGAAAGAAGAATGGATAAGTTTATCGAACTGGAATTAACTCTGATGAATGGTGATCGGTATTATTTGTGTGATCGTTCATTCACTGTGGTTTCAGAGACCCGATTCAATCATGAACTTGGCGTTGATTACAATGGTGCTGGGGTAAATGGTTTCTCTGTCATTGAAGATTATGATCATGTTATTTCGATGATCCGCAACAAAAAGCTAGGTTTTTTAGGGGCAAAATAATGGGTGATGTAGTTTATTTAAATCCGAAAGCGACAGATGATGTTGATGAATATTTCGAGGATCACGAGCCTGAGCAAGCGGACTATCAGTTCGAGGATCACGATTCGGTATGGTTGTGCCGTCCGATGACTGATGATGCAAAGGCTAATTTGGATCAGGCTTGTGAGCGTGACGATGCGCCGTTCAACATTCGTTGGGGCAGCGCGATGGTTATTGATCCGCGTCACATTGCCGATGTTTTCATTTCCTTAAATGAACAGGGGTGGGTGTGCGCTCTTGAGCATGCGGGGATTATCGACATTAAGGAGAATAGCGATGAAGATGTATGATGTTGAGGTTGAGGCGGTTGTCCGGAAAAAGATCCTTGTCACGGCGGAGTCTCTCGAAGAGGCAGAAGAGATGGCTCACAATCTTTTTAATGCGGACGCGGACGGTTATCCGGAGCGGTACAATCAAGAGACCAAGGCGATCAGGGTGATATATGAAGAGGATCGTCCTGAGAGGACAGCTTGGACAAAGGGGGATGAGAGATGAATTATTTAAAAGACCTAACCAACGAACAGCTAAAAGCTTGTTTGTTGGGTGATATGGAAAGTTTACGCGATGGTGGTTGGGTTCAACACGTTGAAGGACACTGTCCTGATGATGACTCCATTGACGCTACGGTTTCAGTGATCGAAGAGGTGTTCAGACGCATTGATGTTTATTCTAACAAGAGGAAGCCGCATGACCGTCATGCGTTGTCCAACAAGTTAATCACAAATGCTTTGAAGAGGGGAGATATACCAAGGCCACAGATAGATTGGCAGTGTGATAGAGGTATTTGCGAATATTCAGATCGAATAAATGGTCAGTGTCAATGTTACAACGAGGATTTGAAGCGAGGAGATGTATAATGGAAAAGAATTTTTTGCCTGTAATCAAGACTGAATATGCACCTACTCGTGAAGAGTGGGAAGCAATTGCCGAAGGTATCTGGATTGGTGCGCTTGAGGGTGGCAGCAACCACTGGATCGATTACATCGACACTGGTGACAATGACCTGAAAGATGGCAAACAAATTGTCGAAAAGAATTTTGAAGTTATCATGCATGTGGATGACGGTGAGCCGCAGCCCACACGCTGGCATAGGAATTCTTTTGATGTGATTGTTGAGGGTCTCAACCGGCTTGATCCAATGCGTCAGAATTTGGCTTACACAGATCTAGGTCAGTTGGATGCCAATGATTATGACTACATTATTCAACTAGGTACATTTGGTAAGGAGGTATTTTGCTAATGGCTTACACATATAAAGCAGTGGATCCGGAGAGCGGCAACCGCTGGTGCGTTCGCATCGTATTTATCGGGGATGATTATGGTCTCAATCATTGTCTGACTTATGGCGAGACAGAGTACGACAAGGACAAGCACGATGATCCGATGATCGAGTTCTACGATATGGACTCTGGGGTCGCAGAGATACTGCGTAACTCTGACGACAAGACCGAAGCCTATCTGGGCAAGGAGTATGGTCAGTTTGTTAGCCGCTACTATTGGAGTTCTTTGAATTTTGACGAGCATTTCGGAGAGAAAAAGACCGTGACTGACTGGTCGAAGCGAGGACTGTGCCTGCATGGTGGGGTCGATGGTTGGTCGGTATCGAGCGAGTTCATGGTCAAGGCTATGGATGCCGTGAACATTGAAACCGATTATGGAAAGCGCGTGACAAGCAAGGAGACTGAAGATGCCTAAGAAACAGCAGTGGCTTGTTAAGGCTACATACCAAGAGGCCAGCGAGTGGGTCTTGGATCGTGATCTTGATGACGCACATTTTTGGTATGTGAAATATGATCGGCTTGAGGTGCAGTGGGATGAGGGGGGATCGTTCGAGACGATCTATCCCGACTACCCAGCCGCAGATAATTTGGATTTCAAACGTCCAGAGGATGTAAGCGTGGAGGATTATGACAATGACTAATCGTGGATCATATCGTGTAAAGGTTCGGGTCACAACCGAACGTGAGGTGGTCGTCCAAGCTGACGGCCTTGATGAGGCAGAGATCAAAGGAATGGTCGAAGCGGTGGCACTGACTGGTGGCAAAGACGCTAAGGTCTTATGGGCAATGGAGGTGGGCGATGACTAAGGCTGAGTTGATCAAAGCCATTCACGATCTCGTGCATGGCAAGGATATTATGTATCAGGTTGTCGATGAGGACATCGATGATCCGGAAGAGTTAACAATTTATTTTCAAGGGGTGGGCGATGAAGGATGATCGTTTAATTCATGTCGATGAAGAGGTTCGGCGGACGATGCGCGAGTTCGGAGATGCGATATTCGAGGAGGTGTCACAAGTGGAGATCGATGCGAAGTGGCATGAGTATCAGAAAATGAAAGCGTTTCAACTGGAGGGATTGAGTTATGTCGCAAAGTTTTAGCACCAAGCATGGCAGTCCAATGGATCGAGGTTCGGCGGACAGGTATTATCATCGACCCTACAACCCGCACTGGTATCCGGAGGGGACAGGCAAAGGTTCGAGGATCGAGTTGCGAGATATGACAGTCGAGCAGATTGTTGATTACACTAAAGGTTATAATGAGGAAGAAAATCGGAAGGATTGGGGATGATGGAAAAGAAACTAAATTTATCTGGGAAGCCTCTGCGGCTGGGCGGGATTGATCCCACCACTTTGAAGGCAAGCAAAAGAAATGTCGAGGTCAACGTCCGGACAACGAGAGCGCCATCCGCCCCTGTTTCGACAGCGCGGAAGCTAGACACCTCCGCTGCCTTTGAGGCGCAGGATATGATCGCTGGCATTACTACCGCCGACATAGCGTGGGGCAGGATGATAGCGAGAAGCACCAGAGGAGATAATCTATCTTCTTACCTACGCCGCCGGACAGAGGTCATGAGTATGATTCCAAATCTAATCCTGATCAATGGAAGCAGCGAACTATCCAGAGAAATGAGCGCGGAGATGCATGATCCAAACAGGGACATCACCGACTGGGAGAAGGCGATTTATCGGGCAGCATTCCCAGACTATGACGAGCCGCATGCCACGACTCTTTGCACACCTCTTGGCGCGAAGCTGATAATGAATTGGCTGGCGATCTTTGGGACGAAGCCTTATGTCAACGGCTCAACAGATCTGGAAAAGCTGACTCAGTTTGCCACCCTTTCGGATTTTTGGATGGAGCAGGGCTATGCCACGCCTGAGATGCCGGAGGAGCCTGAGCCGGAGTCTGATAGAATAGCCAAGACGGTTCTGCGGACGGAAGGCACAGACCGCAACAAGTTTAAAAACAGGTTGCTTTATGATCAGAGGTTCATGGTCATATGTCCCCTGACAAAGGTTACAGATACGCGGTTTCTGATCGCGAGTCACATCAAACCATTCGCAGCTTGTGAGCATCGAGGTGAGCGGGTTGATGCGGACAATGGCTTTTTATTGTCTCCAAGTGCCGACAAGTTGTTTGATTTTGGATATATATCCTTTACTGATGAGGGTGTGATGATGAGAAGCACAAAGCTTGGGATCAATGGGGCTTTGCTGAAGTCACTGGGTATTGATCCGAATGCAAGGGTTCCGATTAAGTCGGAAAGAACAAAGGAATATTTAGCGTACCATAGGAATGTCGTGTTCGAGGGCGCGAGAACAAGGGAGAAGTCACAATGAGTAAAGCATTTATATTGACTAAGATTTGTCGGACAACACTGCGTAAAGAAGGGGCAGTGTTTATGACAGGTGTTAATTTTTCAGCGTATGAGATGATGGTAAAGGTAGGCAATCAACAGCGCAAAGTCACCGTCGTTTTGGATGGACTCTTTAACAATAACGGCTGCTGGGTTGATGAGCCGCTCGAAGAAGTTATCGACATCATTATGAAAGGAAGCAAGTCATGTGGGAGTATTGGATAGCAGTTTGCTTGGTTACAAACTTTTCGGGTGAACCTGTCAATAAGTGCTACAGTAAACTAAGTGCGGAAAAATACCCGCGTGAGGAAATCTGCAAAGCTGCGGCAAAGGCAGAAGATTTTAGAACATACTACACACTGCGGGATGCAGGATTCAGTGGTGTGCCTGTTATCAAAACGACTTGTTCAGAAGTCACAGAAAGGGAGGGGGCTTGATATGGGTAAAGTAAAAGGATGGATGATGGAGATGGAGGAGGATGCCCTTCACATGGACAAAGGTTCGTGGATCGAGCTTCACGGTGAGTATTACTTGCCCATCTGGGAAGAGGCACAGATGGCTAGATTGGAGAATGAAGATGCTTAGTGATGATGATGTTAAGGATCTACTAAAAGTTCCTGAGATTGTACCGCCCAAGTACCGGCAGCACACACGCGGCGACATTCAAACACCAGCGCAAGCGGCGAGTCGTG